TCCCGCACTTCCTTTTCTTGGCTCATACTCTCCTCCTGTGCAACTGCCACGGTCCATCCCCACACTTCTGGCAGCGCCCGCAACCTCCGGTCTCAGGCCATTCCCACTCATGGCCCATGGGGATACATCCGCGGCAAAGTAGATCGTAGACGGGTTCCTTTGCCCTCACGACTATGCCCCAATCGTGAGTCTCTATGGTATGAGCGCCTTGGATATTCATCCTTCTCCCTCCCTCTTCTATGCTATGCGCCTTTCCCTTACGGCCATGGGGGTAAGGGGGCTATTTAATAAGCGCCTCAATCACCGGATGTATCTCATCGAGTCTCTTGCACAACATGAACGCTTCCCACGCTTCGGGCGGTAGGGATTGCCACCAATGATGCGTAAAGTTGGCGTTTTCCTTCCCGATTCTCAGAACGTGAATCCCCTCAGTCAAAGGCTCGTCGGGGTGAACCTCATGCCATCCCTGGAAGTAAGCTGCCATCTGCAATACGTGACTGTCGTAAATCCCGTTTCCAGTTTTTAGGTCTACAAGTGCTAGACCATCAGGAAACCGACCTATGATGTCCGGGGTGAGGCCGTACTGGTATTTCTCGGAGACCATGTTGATTTCCATGGCATAGGGCTCAAAGCGTATGTTATTCTGCCATTTGGTGAAAGAATCGAGGGCTTGAAGGGCAAGAGATAACTGTTCTTCGCTAAACCCTTCGTATAGTTTGTCTCCATGATCAGGAAGGATTACCTGTTTTAACCAGTAATCCGTAATGAGCTTGTGAGCCAACGTGCCTACGTCTGCCCCGGTTTCTTTGAAGATGTCTTTGTATTCGATTCCCTGAAGCCCTTTGGAGTGATACCACCATTGAAGAGCTCGGGCTCCCCAGGCGCAGTTATTGCCGACAATCGTTGTGGTTCCTTTGACCTTCTGGCCAAAACTATTTTTGTACGGTATCGTGGGCATTTGTGGTCCCTCCTGTCATTTCTTTCTTTTCGGCGATAAGGCACTCTATTACCTTGGATGCCTGCGTCACCGTCAATTCCTTCATACTCGTGATGGTGGCCGGTATACCGGCTATTTCAGACGCATGAGCGTGGCGAGTAATGTCGTCGTAACCACAGTCCGTCATGAGCATCCCTATTCTTTTGAGTTGTGCTTCTGAGGCGGGGTGGGATTCTGTTTCCTCTTTTTGTTTCTTGGCTGAAGATTGTTGACCGTTCGAGGACCTGTCTGTATGGGCCTCGTTCTCGACTATCTCCTCAAGGTCTTGAGTGAAGATGTCAGAGGCGGCAGTTGCCGTCAGGATGGCATCGACGTGAGCCCGCTTCTTCGCCATCTTCTCACAGGTGTTATAGGTATCGGCGGGGTTGTCCCTTTCGACCTTACCGGCGATCTTGGCAATCTCCCATTGACTTTCTGCGTTCTTCTTGGCTACAAAACCCTTACCACCCAAGAGGGCAATGTCTCTTTTGTCCCAATAGGCTTTCGGTACTGCCCTTCCGGTCCATTCGTAATCTGAGAGGTAGCGCCACTTGCTCTCCATCGTGGAGCACGTACCAACCCCCTGACCGACCATGGCACCCGTGGGGATGTGATAGAGACGACACCTGATCTGGTATTCCCGGTGATCCCTCGGAAGATTCACAACCGTCACGTCATATTCAGGAGCAAGCCGAAAGGTAAGCCCAAGCTTCTCAGCTCCAGGCTTCAGGAGAGACGGTTTCTCTGTGCCGGGAATCACTCCATAGTGTTCGTCTTTCTTCATGACTTCCTTCATGACGCTTTGAATGATCTGGACTTGTTTGACAACAGCCGAAACAGACATGGCTGTTTCATCGAAATTCACAATGCCATAGCCATCTTCACGCTTTGCGATTGCTTCCATTTATCCCTCCAATATTTCCTTAGCTTTCCCTCTCTTTTTATGTTCTCCACAGGCATCAAGACGGGCCTTTGTAACCTCAAGTTCTCGTTCTAACCGTTTGACTATCCCTCCCCAATAGTGAACGCTCCAAGCATTGTCCTTTCTCCGTCCTTGAAGGTTTTTTATTTCCCGTTCGGCTTCCCATTCGGCCTGTTTTTTGTTTTCCTTCTCGCAGGCCACGGCGCACTCTTCTTCGGTTTCAAAGAGGTTCTCTGCGTCTATTGATGAGTAACAGGTCGCGTTAGGTCCAGACTCGGAATATCTGATATGTTGGCCGGAAATTTCCACTCTGCCAGGAATGAAAGGCGTAGGGACATGTTCGTGAATAGTTCTTTCTATCCATCCCAAGGGATGATCATAACCGAGTTGGCAGCATCGGCAATCAAGAGTGTATGTTTCACCGTTCCCCTGTATGACCGTGACATACTTATAACCGGCGCACTCGGGGCACACCACGTTTTCCGTTCGGTAGCCGTTGCCCGTCCACCATATTTTTTTGCCTATTGCAAAAGGAATTTTGATACAAGGGGTTTCTTCCATTTAAGCCTCCAGTATTTCGAGTGCAACGACCTTGATTGCCCTCTCTTCGCACGCCTCCAGCTCCTCATCCGTCAAAAGAAAGTCCTCCTCGGGTTCCGGACAGTCCGGGCATCCCCCCGGTGAATCGTTGATTGAGAAGCGACCGTGAACACTGCAATGGGCTATGGCATCAGGGCTGAAATCCGACATCACACCCCCCTCGGCTCTCTCATGGCCCGCATAAATCTCCTGTTCCCCCTCTTCGGCGGCTCGGGTTGGGCGACCTTCACGCATACCTTGTCGGTCATCGTCTGAGTGGGCACCCACGCTGCCAGAGGGACGCAGATAGAGGACGTGCAGCGGGGGCAGGAGATGATGGGGCCTTGGGGCTCCCATACAGAATCACAGTCGGTGCAGAGGTAGGCGGCTTTGAGGTTCATTGGGCACCTCCATATGCCTTTACTTTTTCGTAGTCATAACACCAGTCCGTCTTTGGCGATGCCTCTATCTTCCCCAAGAGAGTGTCAAAACCGGTCTCGAAATGTTCTTTCTCGGCGTTATAACCAAAACCTGACACGACCTCGAAGCCGCATTCCGGGCACTTCCATTTGTCTGAGTCCCATATTTTGTAGGGTCTGTCATCGCTCATCATTTCCACAACCTTGAAGCCGTTCAACTCGGGTCTCAGTTCCACTTGGCATTTGACGCAGACGAGTTTAGGCATGGGGGCCACCTCTCAGACTCACAAACTCCTCTGTCGGCTGATACAGCGCCGTGTGACCGGTCCGGAAGGGGGATACGAGTTCGACCTTGATGTCGCTTCCGGCACACTTCTCCTGGATGGCGAGCAGGTCTGTCTCATAGGCAAGGTCTATCGCCCTGGTGTTGTCCGGGCAGTCCATGATCAACAACACATCGTTCTTGTGTAGGAAGATCACTCGCATTTTCGTTTCCTCCTTAGAAAGATAGTCCCAAGCCCAGTCCGAGCCTGGCGTTTCGTGGGGTTTCATGGGGTGGCCTCAAGTTTGTAACCCTTGGCTTCGCAGAGTTTCTTCAGCAACTCCATGCCGCGATACTGCGGCGAGCCCTTAACCCAAAGAGCCTTATTCTCCTGAAACTGGTAATCCCGGACTGAGTCATGGAAGGGGCACAGACCGCTGTCAACCCACGCCTGCATTGCTTCTTGGCCGCACGATTCGGCGTCATGGCGCATCATCTCAAGGGTAAGGTCATCGGGCAATTGACCCCAATTGATAACGGTCAGAAGGCTGTGGACCGAATTTCTTTTCAGTAGACCGGAGAGGTTCGCCTCGTAGAGGTTCGCCCCGGAGAGGTTCGCCCCGTAGAGGTTCGCCCCGGAGAGGTTCGCCTCGTAGAGGTTCGCCCCGGAGAGGTTCGCCCCGGAGAGGTTCGCCCCGGAGAGGTTCGCCTCGTAGAGGTTCGCCTCGTAGAGGTTCGCCCCGGAGAGGTTCGCCTCGTAGAGGTTCGCCCTGCTCCCTTCTTTGCCATCAGTTCTGATCCAGAGTAGATGTGCGTCGAGGATTTTTTTAATTTCAGTTTTAGTCATGGCGTGCCTCCTTTCCTGTTTCTGCTACAAAGATCAGTTCGGCGTGGGGGGTCATGCTATTCTCCAGACTCTGATGCCGCCGTCTACTTGGCGAGTTGCGAATTTCTTTGGCCTATGACCCCGGAAGGATCCAGATATTTCGGCCACGCTCTTGAGTCCTTCAATAAACACGGAGTCTCCGATTTCCATTTCTGCAAAAGGGTATTTTCTGCGCTTTGACATCGGTATTCCTTTCTCAATCTTGAACATGGGTTCCTCCTTTGGGTTTTTGAGACGAGGATAAGGTCTCTGTGGGCGGTCATGATGTCTCTCTTAGCAAATGGCCTATTCTTGACTCGGCCACTTTGGCCCTTAGTTTGGGACCGCCCCTGTTGTGTTTTATCAGAGCGCTCAGAGTCGTAATGCAGACGCCAATTTCAGCCGCAACATCAATCAGCTTGACACCGTACTTGCTATTTTGGTTTTTGCTTCCTCGTCTTAGCCATCCATGACATTTTGAGCAGACTGGTTCAAGGTTATCCCAGGAGTGGTCGCCCCTGTTCCCATTGATGTGGTGCGTCATTGTGGCCTTCTTGGTGCAGACGGGGCTTTTCTCCTGACATTTGTAATTGACATAAACGAGTTTGGCCTTGCGGATGCGTTTCAATTCGGAATGTTTTGGATATTGTGCGACTCCGCCTTTCCATGACCAGTGATATTGCCCATCATGGGGATATTTGCGGTGGATGTAACGCTGAAAATGGGTGGCACAGAAAATGTCGTGTTTGGCAGCTTTCCTTTTGCAATCTGTTGCCGCGCAGTGTGGGAGATCCGACCAAGGAATAAGACCTTTTTTTCTTCTTACTTCGGCCTTGTACAGCTTGGCATGATGTTTTCTGCAATAGCCCTTCGCATGGTGTTTTTGCTCAGTGCAACCTGGGTAGACGCATCCGGTCCTGTTGATCGGCCTGCGGCCTTCTTTCGGAACCATACTGGCGTAGTGACGTTTGCAGTATCCCCGGGCCTGGTGTTTCTCTCCGCAATGTTCCACCGAACAAATTCTCACTTCGAGTCCCCCTTGGCGAGTGACGTTATCATGGTAACATAAGCGTACCAAAGAAAAACGGACTTGTCAATAGGTAGGGAACAAAAAAGTACCTATTTTGTGTAAATTTTTTTGAGAGAAGGTAACTGCTTGATTTTATTTGAGACGCTTGAGCATCTGGACGGCGACCCCGAGGATGGACAGACTATGCTCACCATCATTCCGTATCGTGATCTCTTCCCACTCAGAATTGAGCGGTTTTAGCAAAATTTCATTGAAATAGAAATGGGCTTCTCTGAAGATCGGCGCACCGTCGAGAAGGAATAGGACATAATCGCCCGTCTGTGCTTTTGTGGCAGGACTCACCACGATGACATAGCCGTTCTTGAACTCCGGTGCCATGCTTTCATCCAGTATGACTGTGGCAAAAGCTTGTTCATCACTAAACATGAATGGCTGAATGTGACCCATGACAGGCAGACTCTCGCGTTGCGTACCCATGAGATGCAATTCCCTCCAAGGAATTACGGGGACGGGCTCGCCTTTGCTCTGGCCTTCATAACGCAGCCGCTGAGAGCCCTTGAATAGATCCTCCACAGTCATCTCCAGTTTTGCCGCTATGAGACGCAAGTTTTTCTTCTCCGGCATCCGTACAGCGTTTTCCCATAACTTTACCATCGTTGCGTAAGATTCATGTTGTAGCCCTTCATGCAAAACCTGTTCCCCAAACTTCTGCCTACTAAGCCCCTTAGCTTTTCTACCCCGCTTAATATTTTGCCCCACAATGATCGCGGTGGGGTCCTTGGGTTTTTTCTCTTCTTCCTCTTTATGAGCGGGTGGCATCACTAAATTGTTACCGTACCCTGGAAGCCTTGTCAAAGCAACCAATGCGTACCTCCATACGATTTTATTTGACAAATAAGGTAACATAAGAGTACCCTTTTGATTATGACGAACATATCACGAGAGTATCTAAGAAATTTGACTTCGGCAGAAAGAAAAGAGCTGGCAGAAAAGACCGCCAAGCACCTAACCAGGAAGAAACTCAACCCTAAGACCCTTTGGTTTATCGGCGAGGGGAAGAGGGACCCGGGGCAGGAACTCCAGATCGCCCTTGAGGTTGCTTCGGGCGGCAGGGTGCGGCCAGAGGATTTTCTCCAAGAACGTCGGATGAAGAAGAGCGCCTGATTCATGTCTTTTTTTATCCGTTTTGCCCTTGCGTAGTCCATCGTTAGTTTTTACGCAAGGTTACGCAAGCCCATGGAGGCCCGCATGAATCAAGGCACGTTCGAGGAGTTGGCGGTACAGGAGCAGGCGGGGAAGGCTAAGGCCTTCGGGGCCGAACTTGAGCGCCGTCTCAAAGGAGTAGCCGCCGGTATCGACCGCAAGCACCTCGCCGCAGTGTGCGATGTCTCCTATTCGTACATGAGCGAAGTCCTCAACAGCAACAATGAGGACCATCAGAAACGGTGGCAGATATGCTTCACGGGGGCGTTGATGGTCCTGGCGCCTGACCTTCTCGCACAGGAGGCCCTCGACTTCGTTCTGGAGGTCATCGGGAGGAAGCCTTCAGAGGAAAAGCCCAGAATGAGCGCCGAGGAGGAGCTCCGCCTCCTGAAAGAGAAGATCGCCAAGCATGGCTTGGAGGCGATATTCAAGTGACACGCCCTCACGCCGCCGGTTGCCAGTTCTGCCAGGACACGCGCCCCGCCCGGGTGATAGCAGGTATCGCGTACTGGATCTGCGGAAAGGCTAAAACTCTCGCGGCCCCGAAAGCCCTTCCCATAAACCCGAAAAACTTTCCCGCCGGCGAATCTTACCGCAAGGGCGAGAAGAAGCGGCCCCTCAAGGAAACCAGGTCCTGCGACGAGTGCCATAAGCCCTACCACCCTATCAGCGGGAACCAAAAGTACTGTTCGCCGTGCAGTATGGTCGTCCTGAAAAGGCAGAGGCGGGCGAGCTCAGTGAGGTGGAAGGAGAGGAAGAAGGGATGAGGGGATCTAAGAAGATTCGACCGATGTCATACGACGCCTGGAGAAAACTGGTGTTTGAACGAGATGGGCATCAGTGTGTCTTGTGTGGATGTAAATACCGCCTTGAATCGGATCATATAATTCCTCGTTGCTTAAGACCGGACCTTAAATACGACGTCGACAACGGAAGAACGCTGTGTCATTGGTGCCATATAGGTTGCGGAACATACGGGGGCGGAGCTAAGAATGGCTCGATCCAGAATAGTCAAGCCTGAGTTTTGGGATGATGAGAAGTTGGCGGTAAATACTTCCAGAGATGCCCGGCTCACGTTTATAGGCATGTGGAATCATTCTGATGACTACGCCGTGGTAAAAGGGCATCCCTTGTGGCTTAAGAACAAGATTTTCCCCTACGACGAAATTAAGCCGCCCGATTTTTTGAAGTGGTTAAAAGAACTTGAGGCAATGCACTGCATCATTCCTTTTGAGGCCGATGGCGAGAAATACTACTATATTCGCACCTTTCCTAAGCATCAAACAATCAACCGTCCATCTTTGCAGAGAAATCCTGAGCCACCATCACATATTCTTGATGGCTCACTGATTCCTCACGGAGTACTCACTGACGAAACAGAAACAGAAGTTAAACCGAAACAGAAACCGAAACCCTCGAAAGAGATTCTGTTAGAAGCATTTCAAAAATTCTGGACAGAGTACCCACGCAAAGTAGCCAAGGGAGATGCGGAAAACGCATGGGCCAAGATCAATCCGAGCGAGCACCTGACAGGAGAAATCCTCTCAGCCGTACAGCGTGCCAAGACCTCGACCGATTGGCTTAAGGATAGTGGCCAGTATATCCCATATCCGGCTACGTGGTTGAACAGGAAAGGATGGGAGGATCAACTGGCAACAGAACCGAACAGCGGTCAACCACTGATAAGCAAATCATCGGCTGGTATCCTCGATTGGGGCAAGAGAAGACAGGAGGAGGCAGAACGTGAAGAGAACGGACTTACATAAATTCTCTCAAATCATGGCAATCCTCAACGAAACCTTCGGGAACCCTGACAAGGCAATCAGCGAGATAAAGCTCGATTTCTACTTCAAGGCCCTATCCGACCTCACCATCGAGGAGATAAACGATGCCACGATCAATCTTGCCAACACCAAGACCATCCACACGTTTCCGACTCCTGCGGAGATACGAGAGGCCGTGCAGGGCAATCCAGAGACACGCGCTATCGCCGCCTTTGACGTTCTCTTGGGTGCCATCCACGACTACGGGGCAAATCACTCTGTAGAGTTCCAAGACGGCGTGATTGGGAAGTGTGTTGAGGCTATGGGTGGATGGATGAAGGTCTGCGACTGGCCGGCCGATCAACGGAAGTGGAACCGGCTGGAGTTCGAAAAGCTCTACAAGGCTTACTCTGCCAAGGCTCACGAATTGGGGCCGGTCAAATTTACGGGTGAGCTAGAAGCAAATGGAGCCGCCGCAGAAGTCTTTCAGATCGGCACGAGAGACAAAAAGGCGCTAAGAGCATGAACCTCAACGCCTTATGACCAGGAAGGAGGGGAAGGATGGAAATATTCTCTGGGGAACGAAGCCGCGATATGTGGGAAATGATAAACGACCTGAAGACCGGGGAGCTCCGAGACCAACTCCATGACCTTTTGTACTTGATCGGATGTCGCCTTCAAGAACTTGAGACGAAGGTAGACTCAAAGCAAGACAAGGAGCCAAAACTATGAGCCTCCTCCTCGCCATCCTGGCCGCGTGGGTTATCCTCTCTTTCCCTGTCGCCCTTCTCGTCGGCCCCTGGATCGGCAGAAAGGCGAGGGAGCAGAGTAGGGCGGTGGAGGAGGTGGGGGGATGAAAGCTTGGGCGATATTCAGCGATAAATGGAATGCTATTTGGGATTTCACAATTCGAGAGAAACGGCAGAACGCCATTAAGGCGGTTATGAGGGATTCTAAATTGCCGTGGCGGACAGTCAAACGAAATCACCAGTTGAGAGCTGTGAGGGTAAGCGTAGAAATCGAGAAGGAGGCCAAGTGAAGCGCAATCCCGATGTCACCCCCCGTGCCCACGTAAAGCGTGCTGTGCGCCTCATATGGCTCCGTTCTCGCGAAAGGGGTGCAGCATTACGTCGGGACGATTACACATGCCAGGGCTGCCATAAACGGCAAACCAAGGCCAAAGGACACGAGTTCAGTGTGGAGGTTCACCATTGCTCGGGTATCGATTGGGAACGGGTGATTGATTACATTATCCGCAATGTGCTTCAGACACCGGAGCACTTAGTTACGCTGTGCAAGGAATGTCACGATGAGGAAGAGGCCGCTAATGGCCCCTAAATGGCGCATCCGAACAAAAAAGAGGCCCCGAAGGGCCTCGTGAGGATTACTTGCTGATAGATTTTTTGGGTGGCACATCCCAAAGCACCGAGTGGCATTTAGGGTTAGGGCACTGCCGGACATCGGCGGAGCGGGGAACCCAAGTGTGGCCGCAGCGGAGACAGGTAAGAGTGGGGACTTTGAGTTTAGACATTGTCTATATCCTCGGTTATTGTCGTTGCAAAATCCGCTATGTCCTCATCGCCTGGAATATAGTCCGTTTTGTAGCTCTCATAAAACCAGTTGTCAAATGCGTCCAAAGAGCATTCAAGATCGCTGCCCTCCGCGCTATCAAGACCGCTTTCCAACATCCATACGCCGTCAGAGGCACGCCTACGCACAACCGGATTCATTGGGCGCCCACCATAAGTAGTACCACCGTTAGAGTAGTTTTTGGCCGCCTCGTACACGTCCTGAAATGTTCCACTGGTTCTCATAGCACCCTCCGTTTGGTTTATTTGATCCTCTATCATCATACCTATACTATAACACGTATCTTAATACGTGTCAAGCAGTATTTGCACAAAAGAACTTATGATGTCATAAGCATAGGTTATACATGAGAGCGAAGGATAAATGGTGCACCCGCCTCCTGTGGATCCTGGAGGCAGCCATTGTGATAGGGGCGGTGGGGTATGCGTGGGTGAGGAGTATGGAAGTGTTTGGGGTGAGATAATGGCAAGACCTGAAGGTTCCTACAGATCGGACCCAATGTCGAACATCCCTGAAGTTAGTTGCGCTAACTGTCTGCAATTCAAGATCAAAAAGGGGGTTGCCAGGTGCAAATATCTTGAGCATGGGTATCGAATCGGGCAAACCTGGGAGCTGAGAAAGAAACTCGCGCATAGATCGGCGTGGAATCAAGCAAGTTGGTGTGCTGAATACGAGAACATGGGGGAAGAATGAGTGAGGATATGATCGTGGGAAGAAAAGCGATTATTGAGTATCTGAAGCCATTGCTCGGATTATCAGGGGATCAGGACGTTGCATGGAGGAAAGTTTACCGATGGCGGGAACGATACGCGATGGAGAAGTTGTTTCACCATGCACCGAATGGACGGCCTTATCTGCTACGTGGTGAGGTAGAAGAGTGGCTAAGGGTGTATGAGGTTGTTCTTAAGGGGGGTATGGGGGGAGGATACTCCAAATGGCAGGGGAGAGTCAATAATTTTGGATCAGGTGACATCAAAAATGATCCCCCTTTGACATCAAAGTAACATCTGCACACCAACAATGTAATACGTCATACTTTAGGGGTGAGCATTTCTATTTCTGATTCAGCACCTTCTATTGCAGCAGATATCGTCGTGGCTGAACGAATCAAGACCATCGAGAAAGCTGGGGGAACCCTGAAACGCATTGCCGAAGAGCTTTGCTCTGTGGCGTTCTCCCGCATCGATGACTACCTGACGGTTGCCGAAGGAGGGGAGATATGCGCTAATACCTTTGAGGAAATCAAGGCCCAGAAAGGCGGTAAGCGTAAACTGGCCGCTATCAAAAAGGTGAAGGAACACACACGAATCACCGAAAGCAAGGACGGCGAGCAGATGTTTAAAACATCGACCGTCGAGTTTGAACTCTACGATAAGTTGGACGCCCTGTGGCGCCTGGTGGAATTGAGAGGGGATGAACCGGCGAAGAATGTTCAGGTCACTGGAAAAGGGGGAGAACCGATACAGCATGAGCTTACCTGTGGACCTGAAGTACGAGCCATTGTTGAGGACCTTACAAAGCTTATCCTCGGAAGACCAGGCGAATCTGATCAGGGAGTGGGGGCTTAATGACCTCTATTTCTTTGCGAAATTCATCCTGGGGTACTGGTGGCTCACCGGGCCCGTACACCAGGAGTTTGCTGCCGAAGTCCAGAAGGACACCAACCTGTCGTTGTTTCTCCTCCCCCGCGGCCACTGCAAGACCCAAATTTTCACTATTGCCGATGGCATCAGACAATACCTCAAGGTCCCCTCAGAGCCTATCGCTATCGTATGTGACGCCCTTAAGCGAAGTGTTAAGAAGATGCGTGCCGTCAAATGGCACTTTGAGAGCAACAGAAGGCTCCGAGAGTTGTTTCCTGACAAGATATGGGCAAACCCTCAAAAGGAATCACCTAAGTGGACTGACGAGGAATTCATTCTTCCCTATCACACCGGTCGGCAGGAGCCTTCGTTTTTGGCAACCAGCCTTGAGAACCAGCCGACTGGACTCCATTTTCCGAGGATTAAGTGTGATGACATCGTGACGCCCGAGACCTGTACCTCCAGGGAGATGATGGACAAGAACCGCGATGCCTACGGTCTCATGCGTTCATCGATCCTTCAGACTGGGGGAAATATTCAGATCGCAGGGACGATCTACGATGACGGAGACCTGCACTGCGACATGGAAAAGTCCGGAATGTACCGGACGTACAAGCGGCCGGCAAGCTATCATTTCATGACCGGTAAGGCCGTACCGCCGTCATCCGATGGTGCCGTAGCACTGTGGCCAGAGCAGTTTAGCCTCAATCGACAAGAAGAAATCAGAAAGGACCCGACAGTCGGGGATTACATCTACTCCTGCCAATACCTCCTTGATCCAACCCCTGAAGACGAAAATGCTTTTTTCAGTCTCAACTGGTTTCCCCGCTATGAGGTAATCCCCGACAGGCTCACGCTTTACGCCGCTGCTGACCTGGCTATATCCGAACGAGAGAAGGCAGCCTATACCGCTATTGTGGTGGCAGGAATAGACATGCTGAAGCGCCTGCCGGTCGTTCACGTAAGACGCGGCCATTGGGACGCCTTGTCCATCATCGAGGAGCTCATCGACGTACAGAGGACCTGGAAGCCCCTCATGTTCGCCATCGAGGTAGAGAACATAGAACGCACGATAGGGCCCTTCCTGAAAAAGGCCATGCAAGAAGCCGGTGTTTACCTCAATCTTGAGGAATTTAGGCCTGATAAGGACAAGGTTGCCCGGGCCAGATCCATCCAGGGTCGCGCAAAGCAGGGAGTTATCCTCCTGCCAAAGCGGGGAGCGTTTGAGCCCCCATGGCTGGCAGACTTCGAATACGAGCTGCGCCGATTTCCGAAGGCACGCACGAAGGACCAGGTCGACAGCTTCGCGCTGATAGGACTCCTCCTCGACAAGATCGTGCAGATTAACAAGGACCCAGAGCATCGGCGCCCTCTCTCCGACCGCATCATCGACGCCGTCACCGGCCAGCCGGGGAATCAAACCGAGCGGATACACCTGACCGAGCAGATGCGCACAGACAATTACCTGCGCAAGGTCTTCGGGCAGATGGAGGGGGAAGGGGATATATTTGACCCGTGCGGAGGGATTGAGTGAAGGCATATTGCCCTGAGTGCAAGAAAGTTGTTCAGGTTTGGCAGTATGGCGGGCGCAGCTTTCAATGGCTTTCGTGTATCAAACATCATAGGGTCCCTTGGCAAAGCTGGCGTGACCAGGCCGACATCGAGCTCGCTATGGAAGCTAAGCGCAAGCAGTTTCAGGAATATGGAGTAACGACAGTATGACCGCGACCCAAGAAGAGCTTTTCGTCCTCGGCATCCTCTTTGGCGCCATTATCGGCATATTGCTCGCGCTGTGGTGCGCCAGGATCGGTTTTCGATGGGGGAGGCTGACTGTTATGCCTCAAGAAAATAGACCCTCGCTGGTTTTCAAGAGGCAGAAGAAGGATGGGGAGCCGCTGGTTCAAACGAACATCTGGGAAGACATGATGAGAGGCACCTCGGATAAGCCGATCGGTGAAACCGGGGAAAGGGAGAAGTGATGGGGAAAATAACGCTGACATATAGCGTTGGAGACATTATAGGACCAAGCACTGTAGGAAGAGTTGGGATGGATAATCGCATACAAAGGGGATGGTCTCCAGAAGATGTTATAAGCAAGCCTAGACAAACAGTACGGTGGGCATCATGATTACCAAAGCTCTTTGCGTGGCTTGCGGAGAGTGGGCTGCGAATGTTGATACCGACAAATTACATCTTCCTCTTGATGGCAGCATGTTTTATAGTCCAAGACCACAAAATGGCTTCCCACCACCTTTTGAGCTGGATGCTACAAGACGGTTTGGAGAGATGCTATGTCCTGTTTGCCACTCAAATTTTACCGAGGAAGATGCGGTGATGACCAAGGAAGGGAGATTCGAAGTGAAGCCCCTGCCAGAAGGTAAGGGAGTGCCGATAGAAGGAGGGGGCGACGCCATGACACCCTCAAGTGGTGCTGGTAAGACAGCCCCCTCCTCGGCACTATGGACCTGTGACGAATGCGGGAAGCCATGCAAAAGCAATGCTGGCTTGATTGCGCATAAAAGAGTGGTGCATTGATGACCCACGAATACGGCCTTCTCTGGATTATTCAGAACTTCTTCAAGATCAAATGCACGCGTTGCGGCGGCTCAGGGTTTGAGCCTGGCGTGCGCCGTGGAACCAAGCGGTGCGTGGCTTGTCACGGCAGAGGGACCAGGGAGAAACAGAGGCAATTTGCCAAGGAGGAGAAACATGTTGCTTGAACTATCCTGGAACGCGGCCAAGGGAAACTATGACGTCGCGGTGGCTGAAGGCATCGTCGTGAACAAGGTGTACTCCCTCGTCCATGCGGCCAACGAGCCGGCGCACACAGTGAAGATAGACTTCGAGCTGGCCGTAGAGGCCACTGAGCCGACCGCTGAAGCCCCGGCAGAGCAGCCTACTGGCGACTGCACGGGGTCCGAATGCACGCAGTTCAAGACCGACGAGCAGTATGCCGACAAGGCAGCGGAGGACAAGAAGAAGTGAGTTTCAGCTATGCCGACCTCGATGCCGTAGTCGAGAAGTGGTACGCTCCCGTCCGAAGGAAATGGGTTGTGGACACGCTCAGGGCCTGTAAGTACTTCAACAGGCTTGTGTGGAGAGACCGGCTGAAGTCCGTCGACCACGACGCGCAGATCGTATTCAGGAGGGCATAAGTGCCTGAGCCCGAAGCAATAAAAGATTCTCCCGAAGACTACGAGCTGCTCCCTGCCAAGTCAGACCCCAAGGCTGTGGGCGAGGCCGTTATGGAGATGTGGCGGAAGATCGTCGAGGAGAAGAAAAGGTTAGGCTTGCACGACCTCTGGATGAAGTTCTACAAACTCGTCAAGAATCTCCACTGGCAGGCAAAGAACGTCAGCAACATCAAGCTCGCGTCCATCAACCTCACCCACACACACATTCAGCGCACAGTCAACGTCCTCACCGACAACGACCCGACCTTCAACGTCCACGCCGAGGGGCAGTTGCAGCCTGAACAGGAAGACGTTCTCGAAGACCAGCTTCATCAGTCCGAGCACTGGTGGAACGAGACCGAGCAGCAGCATCGGTACGCCCGGGCAGTCCGGACCGGAGAGATTTACGGCATCACAGGCGTAGAGGTATGCTTCAACCGGCGTCTCAAAAAGGGCTACGGCGAGGTAGAAACGCACGTCCTCGACCCCTATCATTTCGGATGGTGGCCACTGGAACTCTGCGATCCCCTGGACCTGCAGGGATGCGAGGCCTTTCTTGTCTGGCAGCCCATGAGCGTGCGCAGTCTCAGGCGCCTCTACCCAGACAAGGCTAAGGACATCAAGCCTGACGGCGAAGTCCTCAAAGAGATGGGCGACGAGCGGCGGGACGTCAACTCGGATGTTACCCGCGAGGGCGGACCGACCATGATGATCAAGATCCTCAACACAATCAAGACCGTCTACGCGAAGTTCGGCGGGATGCTCTTCGACGGAGAGGACGACAAGACCCTCCTGGTGCGGTGTTACTGCCATGACTACCGGAAGGATAAGGAAGACAACGATCTGTACAAGGGCAATATCCGCTACGTCGAGGTGTGCTCCGCAGGCAAGGTTGTCCTCCAGGACAAGAGCAACCCGAATATCAGCCCTGCCCTTGAAGAAGACCTTGCCAGACAGACATACCTGTGGGACCGTTTTCCCGTCGCGTTGGCCAACTCGATTGACGACACCTCTTCGGCATGGGGAGAGAGCGACTTGCAGCAGGTAGAAGAACTCGTCCGTGAACTCGACAAAATCATCAGTCAGTTGATCTACTACAAAGACATCGGCGCCAGGATGAAAGTCATGAACCCGATCACGTCCGGGGTGTCGAACGATGAATTTACGAATGAAGCCACGGTAGTCAACCCCTCGAACGCGGAACAGGCCCAGGCGATAAGGTGGCTTGAACAGCCCCCGATGAACCAGGACCTCAGCGCGTACATCACCCTGTTCAAGGACCTCTTCTTTCTCGTGGCCGGCACGTTCGAACTCGACCAGGCACAGAATACGAATGGCCAGCTTGCGTTCAAGGCCCTTGCTGCCCTTATGGAGCGGGCGTCGACTATGATGCGGGGCAAGACCCGCAATTACGGCTATCTCATTCGTGAGACGGGCAGGATGTATATGAGCTGCGCACAGAACTTCTACAACGAAGGGGAAGGCGCAACGGAAAGGTGGCTTGCCTACACGAATTCGAACGGCGACAAGGTGAGCAAAGCAATCCGCGGGAAGGACCTTATCATCCCCTCGAATCTTACCTTCGTCACCGGTTCGACGTTGCCCGTCTCCAAGGTTCAGCAGCGTCAGGAAGCCCTGGAACTTGCGAAGATGGGAGCGATTGATAAAGAAGCCCTCCTCGAGAAGCTCGACTACTCAGGGAAGCAGCAGATCATCCAGAGAATGAAACAAGGCCCGCTGTCGAGCCTCCTCAATGAGCTTAAAGAGATAGGATGTCCCCCTGGATTGATAGACGCCATTGGCACGCTTGCCAAGATGGACCCGAAGATGTTCGAGCGTGCGAAGAAGGCCGGCAAGATACCGCCGTTCATGCAGATACTTCAACGGGCGCTCACGGGACAACAGCCACAGGCACAGACGAACGTGAAGGAACAGGCCGATGCCATGCTGAAGGGCGAGCAAGCCAAGAAGGCACGGGCCGAGACGGCCCTGATAGCAGAGCAGATCAACACCGAGAAGATGGCCCAGGCGAAGATAGCGGCCGGAATTGAGCTCGACAAGGAGAACCTCGTCATCAAGAGAGCCGAGGCCGTGGCGGACATCCACGACGCCCACAAGCAGAGAAGGGTAGATGCCGCCAAGGTGGCTGTGGACATACAGAAGGGACAGATTAACGGGGTAAAGAGCGACAATGATAAGGAGACATAGGCATGGACGTTGACCGGGAACAGTTGTCGAAAGCCATACAATCGCCTGCAGGTTGGCACTTTATCAATAACGCTCTCAAGTTGACCTATTTCGTCAGTTTTAAATGCCGAGCGAAGAACAGAAAATGGTACTACGTGCACGCTTTTTCAACGGCCTCCTTGACCAAACAGGAACTGCAACAGATATCAGGTGTAGTAGAACAGGAAAAGGCCATAAAAGAAAAAAAGGCAAAGCAGTATCTTCTCGACTTGGTTGCTTCAATGCTTGAAAGAGATCGCACCGGGATAAAATCGTGTCGCGGGTATTTCCATCTTGAGGAGTATCAAATATTTACGGGGAATAACTAACTCAACAGGGAGATTACGCCATGCCATTTTCGTCAGAGAGTCAGCGTCGTTTCATGTGGGCCAAGCACCCTGAGATCGCCCAGCGATGGGTTGATGAAGGCGCTAAGAGCAAGGGGCTGCCCATGCATGTTAAGAAGCCCAAGAAGCACCTTTTCCATATGTACCAGGCGGCAATGAACAGGGGACCGAAATAGGCCGGAGAGAACAAAGGAGGAGGAGTATGCCGGAAGGAATGGAAGTACGTATCTGGATTGGTGAGAATGGCGTCGTCAACACGACATGGAAGGGGATGAACCCCCTCATGGCAAGGGAACTAATAAAGGCTTCTCTCACGTCGGTAGAGAAGCAGATCATTGACACGGCACAGGCGGGACCGGCTTTGATAGACACGCCCAACAACGGTATAGAGGTGGTTCGGTAATGCTACTTTTTGACTTCGTCTGCTCGGACTGCTCCACCATTGCCGAATCCATCGTGGATCGGGACGTCGAGACTATCCCCTGCCCTGAATGTGGCGCCGACATGCACAAGTTCTTCGGCAATTCGGCCGGGAAGAGGCTGCCCGATACCGCGGAATGGATCAATAGCATCCGAGACGTGGTCGACAAGGAGTCAACCAAGCCTCACGTCCAGGCCTTCATGAAGTCGCCGACCCGGGAGAACCTTCGCATCCTCATGCAGAAGGAAGGCATCAGGCACATGGAACCAGGGGAAGAGAGGAGGCGGGAGCCTGAATTCGACGAGGACAGGATGGCGGCCAGGCTCTTGAGACAGAAGATGGAGCGGGAGAGGATCGAGGTATGACCATAGACGAGATGACGGGCAAAGTCTTAATGGTCTGGACTACAGGCGGTTCTTTCTGCGGGGGCACAGTCCTTCCGGAAGAAGGGCCATTTCACAAAACCCTGACTCTTCAAGGCCAGAACTCAAAAATGTTCGTCGATGTATCTAAAATAGCCATCATCCGTGTGATGCCTCCAGCAAGTCTTGACGAACCGAAAGAGGAAGTACGGTGGGAAGGCCACCTGCTTCCACCTCTTGGCCCGTGGTGGAGGAGAAAATTTAGATGACCTCTGAGTCGCGCCTCCTCATCCATGCCATTATTAGGGGTCTGAAAGGCATGATCGGGATATTGGAGGCGCTGCTGAAAGAGAAGGGGGAAGCGGCGTGATGGATAGCTTTTTCAGTTTCATTTTCCAGATAGAACCATATGCCCTGATCGCCATCTTGGCCGTTAGTGTCTGTGGGATGGTAGCTTCTATTTACGTCCAGATCCATGGAGGTTCAGACATGAAGTAGAGCATAAGCGACAACTAACGCCTATCCGCCCCTCACTGTGATGCACGGATAGGAAAGCCGACACGGGCACATTGCCCCTCTCGGAGCCGGACTTAGAGTCGGTTCCTTGAGGGGCTTTTTTATTCTACCAAAGGAGGCCACAAATGGCCGAAGAAACCCAGGACGCTAAACAAGAAACCGCAGACTTCCGCGACGCCGGACTGAATGCGGTGATGGAGACATCGTCTACCTCCATCGACCAGGTATCCGATGAACCTGATGACACCCCCCTCGGGGATGCGAGTGGCGGCGATACCGCTGGTGCCAAGGACAAAGAGGAACCTGAGAAGAAGGAAGCGGGAGCGGAGGAAGATGTCCCTCAGCCGTACCACAAAGACCCTGCATGGCAGAGGCTGAAGACAGCAAGAGACACGGCAAGGGACGAGGTAACCAAAGAGCGCGAGGCCAGGATAGCGGCAGAGTCACGGGCGAAGGCCTTAGAGGATGCGGCGAAGGCCCAACCGGCCCCTGTCCCAGAGACGAAAGTCGAGGAACTGCCCTTTAAGGACACGTCCAAGATGTCGAAGGACGAGATCCTCGAATGGATGCAGGACGATCCTGTCGGCTACAACGCTAACGTGGTCGCGGAGGCGACGTACAAAGCCTCTCAGATCATGGACGCCAAGGCACAGAAGGCCGCCCAGCAGACGCAGGTCAACACTCAGGTCGAGACCATCACCAAGGCGCTCGAAGGCTACCAGAAAGACCATCCCGACTTCAAAGAGATGTGGGACAAGGGGGAGATCAAGAAGTTCATGGAAGAGAACCCCCTCCACACGACGGCAATTTCCGCTTACGAGGCCATGACCCTCGACAAGAGGATCACCGCAGCCACGGAGAAGGCGGTGAAAGAGGCCGTCGAGAAGACCAGAAAGGAATTCGAGGCAAAAGGACATGCCACGGTGACCCATGCGAGCGGTACGGCTCCGGTCATCAGCGGCTCAACAGACGATGACTTGAAAAACGCGAGCGGAAGGCAGGCAGACGACATTGTCCTTCAGCGCCATTTGGAGCGACAACGGGCAGGAGCCGGCCGGTAGCTTCCGCCGATTCTAAGGCAGGAGGTGGCCAAACATGGCCTGGACATTCACAGAAGTTCAATCAGTGACCAACGATTACTTCGCTACGAAGGAAGCAGTCGACATTTATTACAAGGAGTCCTTCTTCCTGAACTACTTCATGGACAAGAAGATGGGACTTTTCGACCGGCCCGAAGGCGGAGACCGGATCAGGATCAACCTCGACTATGATCTTCCTCCGGGCGGTTTCTTCACCAAGGGAACGGCTCTCAACAGCGACCAGAGAGAAATCATCAACGCCGCATACACCCAATGGAAGCACGTCTACGGCAGCGGCACCATCCACATGGTCGATGAGATCAGCAACAACGGCGAGATGGCGAAGGTGAAGCTTATTCTTGCCCAGGCAAAAGGCGCACAGAAGAAAGCCCGCAGGCTCCTCGCGGAGAACATCTACAATTCCGCGGCCGACGGCGCCGAAGAAATCACCGGCTTGAATGCGGCAACCGGCACGACCACGACGCTGGCCTATGAGTCCCTGTCGGAAGACACCGTTGTGTCAAGCGACGGGACGAAGCCATGGACCGGAAGGACCACGACCACCGCGGAGTCGATCAGCCTCGACGTGATCAGAACCATGCGGTCGACGGCCAAGATCAACGACAGCGCCGAGGGCAAGCCGGACGTGGGGCTCACCACGGAGACGCTCTACAACGTCATCGCGGGCAGACTACAGGTCCAGCAGAGATTCACCCAGGACACCGACACCGTGAAGGCGGGCTTTGTCAACCTGTGGTTCGAGGGGATGCTACTCGCGGTCGACGATTACGCCGGTTCGGGCAATTTCTACGCCCTGAACAAGAACTACATCGGATGGGCGATCCACACCGACGGCTTCTTCCAGAGGTTCCCGTGGGTGTCCCTCATCGTCGCAAACCAGCCGGCCAAGTCGATGAAGATCTTCTGGCACGGCAATTTGATCAACAGCAACCGGAAGGCCCACATCCGTCATTCCGGGCTGACGGCTTAAGGGAGGTGGACCATGGGAGGTCTACTGACATCTTTTCAACAGGGAATTCACGACCAGTCCTCGACGAAGAAACATAGACTCGGAACCATCCGGATCGAGGACGACGGCAGGATCTTCCGCTATGCGAAAGCAGGCGGGACGCTCCTTGCCGGACAGATGACAACTGCGGCTCCCGGCATCACGAACCACATCAAGCAGACCGTGGCGGCGGCTGGTGCGGCGGCTGTCGGAGACAAGCAGGTCAATTTCACCCTTGGGGGTACGGTCTGCACGGCAAGCCAGTACGACGATGGCTGGTTGCAGGTTTACGATGGGGCGGCGGGCACCGTCGGCACCCAGTACCGCATCTCGAGCCATGGGGTATCGGCGGCAGGGTCGGAAGCCATCTCGGTCTCTCTGAGAGAGCCCATCAGAGTGGCCATCATATCAACCGATACGTGGTCGCTTATCCCGAATCCGTGGTCGGTGGTGATTCAGAGCGCGGCAGCGGCAGAGATGTTCGCCGGCGTGCCGAGTATCGCGGTGACGAGTGGCTACTACTTCTGGGATCAGATGCACGGAGAGGCGGTAGCCCTCAACAAGAGCGTGACTGCCCTTGGGACCTGTATCGAGCTCTGCTCGACCGCAGGCGCCTTTATCACGGCAGGTGACTTCTTGGGTGGTGTCCTCGGTCAGACATATGGTTACGCGGCGGCGGACGGCAAGTATTGCCCGATCTTCCTCACGGCATAGAGGGGGTGCAATATGGGAGGCTTACTTACCTCGTTTCAACAGAGCATCTATGAGCAGTCCCTTACCAAGAAACACCGGTTCGGGATGCTGAGGATCGACGACGACGGGCGAAAATTCCGGTACGCCAGGGCGGGAGCAACCGCCCTTGTTGCCGGGAAAGTGGGGACAGGGGCAAACGCCGGCACGGTCAACATCGCCCTCACCCCGGCTGCGGCTGCGGTATGGGTCCGGGAGATCAGTGTGACCCTCGGGGCTGAAGCTGTCACTGCGAATGAGTACGATGACGGTCTTCTTCAGGTGTACGACACATCTACCGGTACGGCGGGCGAGCAGTACAGGATATCGTCACATGGGACCAGCACGACCGGCAGTGCGGCAATCAACATCAGCTTGCGCGAGCCCATAAGAGTGGCGGTCCTTGCGACTGACAGCGTGTCCCTGGTTCCTAACCCGTGGAACGGCGTGACGGAGACGGCCGCAGTCGCGGGCTTCTTCGCCGGTGTCGCTCCGATAGCGGTGACGGCAGCCTACTACTACTGGGCGCAGACCGGGGGGGAGGCAATAGCCCTGAACACGGGAAACACGGCGCTCGGCGGGGTGCTCGAGATGTCGGCTACGGCGGGCAGTTACAAGATCGCGGCCAACTATCTCGGTGGACTCTTCGGACAGTCCTACTCCTATGCGTCCGTCAACACGAAGTACTGTCCTGTGTATCTGTCGCAGGACTAAAGAATTATGCGGGAGGGGCTCGTAAGGGGCTCCTCCCTTCAGGAGGTGTGCGAAATGGCTTTCACAGTCACGTACCAGCACGACATAATGTCGACCCATGAGGTTGTCACGGGTACCTACGTCAGTGACAGTGGCTCGACGGGGGGAGAGATTGCTACCGGTCTGAACCACATCGACGGTTGCATCATTCAGGAATGGGGGTCGGCAGTCATCACGTCTGCGCCTGTTGTCAACGAGTCTTTCCCACTCGCAGGTGGCAGCATTACCATCGTCACGGTGGCCAACAAGAGCGGATCATTCATCGCTTGGGGCAATTAGGGGAGGGCTGCCATGGGAATCTCGGTAAATACGAAAGACTATGACGTCGTCGGAAAGAGACAGCAGATCCTTGCCTCGATTGCCATGGACAGTTCTTACTCCTACGGCGGTGAAGCGTTTGACCCCAACGTTCTTTTCGGTCTTCCCGCGGGGCCGGTGAGCCTTATTCTTCCGGAGAACCCTGCGGGATACGTCTTCAAGTATGACTACACGAACAAGAAGATGAGGGTGTTTGCGCCGGCGCCTTTGGTGGTATTCGAAGAAGTAGTCACCATGACGGCAGGCACGACTTACGACACGGGCACGACGAAGTACCCGATGGCATGGCCGATCTATGCTTCGAACGCGAACCAGGCGCTCGGACTCCTGCCGAAGGGACTGAACCCCGTCACCAAGACCATCAGCATCGACATGCAGTCTGGAACCCCGGGGACGAGAGCCACCATTACGTCTCTGGATGCCGACAGCTACACAACCATCACTATTTCCTACATTACCCAGGCGTGGAAGGAAGTCTTCGACAACCTCGTTGAGGGTGAGACGATGGCCGCCGGGGCTACCACAACCAACGGTATCACGTTCACGGCGGGCACTCCAGACACGATTAGTTTCATCAGCGTAGGGACGGGTTTTCTGTGCGGCCTTATGGTAGGTCTCAAACTCAGCACGACGGTAAGCGCGCCGAAGCCATGTCAGAAAGGGGAAACAACAGTTGCGGGAGAATACGCCCTCGACTGGACGAATACCAGCCCTGCGGCGACGACCATGAGCGTCGTCACCACGGCCAATTGGGATGCGGCAACGGCCACCATCGTCTTCAATTATCTCAAGAAGCCGGCGGCAGGCTTTCTCTATGACCGGTTCATCGAGGAGGATTCGGCCGCGTCATCGTCTCAGGTCTACACCCATGCGGCTTCAGCGGCACTCGTGAAGCAACCCCTCCTGTGGAGCACGCCGGGATTCATGCCATCGGTAACGCTTTCCACGACCTCGGCGACGTGGCCCATAGGCGGGATCGGCATGACCGTCGGGTCCACGACTCAGTGGCAGCCGACGAACTGGTATCAGAAGACCAAGGCGGTTACTGCGGGAACATGGACCTCGGGGACTGGCGTTGCGGCCTCACTTACCGTGAAGCCTACCTATCTGTGGGGTCTTCCTGAAGATGTTCAGACAAAAGTTCCCCTTGAGATCCCGGACGGTACTAACCTGTCAGCCCTTAATGACGTGAAACTCCTGATCCTGTCGGAGTAGGGAGGACACGATGAAGAAGTTCTTCTCAATCTTGATGGCCCTGGCGCTTATCTTCCCTGCCTGTCTCAATGCCGGGACCTACACGACGTACTACAACCTGTTCGTGCCGGCTCAGGGGGATGCTCCTTCGCTCTGGGGCCCTGCCGTGTCGAACAACTTTACCCTCATCGATGCGGCAATCCATAGTGCCATAGCGGCTTTCACGTCCTATCCGGTCGGGACTGGAATCGTCACGGTGTCCGGAGGTGCCGCGTGGGATACGACTATCACAGAAACGGCGGGGTATCTGTACTGCACGGCTCCGGGGTCCTGTAGTTTTACCGCAGGGACTGGCGCTACCTCTCCTGGCGGCAACAATACCTACATCCAGTACAACAACAATGGTGTGTTTGGTGGGTATTCTGCGGCTCAGACGCTCACCTTCCTCGGCTTCAGTGCTAATGCCGTGACGATGGCAGGTCACACCTTCTCCCAGATGCGGACGGACCTGAGCCTTGTCCCGGGAACGAACGTACAGGCGTACAGCGCCAACCTCGACGCTTATGCCGGGATGCCTCCCTCGGCGTTCTTCCAGACACTTTCGGGAGAGACGGCGGGACAGGCCCTGGTATCGATAGGTGGTCAGCCTCTATCGGCCAACCTCACCTCGTTTAGCCTCGTCAGTGCGGCCAGCTATGCAGCCATGAAGGCCCTCACGGGGTGGTATACCTCTGGCGACAAGATCGTTACGGCAACCTCGGCAAGTGGCGGGGCAAGTCTTAATATGCCTCACGGCTCTGCACCAGCGGCTCCGAACAATGGGGATGTTTGGACGACTACCAGCGGCCTTTACGCCTACATAAACGGTTCAACCGTCGGTCCTTACGGTGCGGTAGGTTCAGCCCTTACAAACAGCCATTTTCTCTATCTTAACTCTTCTGGAGCCGTGGTCAACGGAACCATCAGCACGGGACTAACCGACACGGCTGGTACGCTCACCCTCAACGGGGCTTTGCCAAACGGTGAGACGGCGACCACTCAGGCAGCAAATAGCAACGACACGAAGGTTTCGACCGACGCCTATGTGGACGGGCAGTTTGTCATCACCGGGACATCTCTGTCAGCCGGCAGCGCCTATTACATCAATTCAAGCACAGGTCTTGCCCTTGCCAAAGCTGATTCGGCCTCAACCCTTCCTGCCGTGTGCGTGGCTATCTCAACCACGGTATGCCGGAAAATGGGGAAATACACCACAACCGGCTTGACTCAGGGCGGCATCTATTACGTGAGTGATGGGACGGCAGGGCTTCTCACCACTACGGAGCCGACGACATCTGGTCACTTCATACAGAGAGTAGGAGTGGCGTCGAGCACGACTGTTCTTGAACTCATTCCGAGCCTCGATGTGGGGACCATTCAATGAGAAAGACGCTGCTTCTCGCGCTCCTATGCTTAGTTATCCCTTGGGCGGCAAACGCTTTTACTGTCGATGGAAAAGTCATATCAGCATGGGACGGTAAGGCTGTTAGTGCGTGGAATGGGACTACTACTGGAAGCGCACCTACTCTTGTATCAGCAACTATCCCATCGGCAGGGACGACACTCGTTCTCGTCTTTAGTGTTGCCGTAGATTATGGATCGGCGGACACCATAGCCTTATCTGTCGCAGGCAACTATGTCTTAGCTACTGGTCCCATAACCGGAGATGGGACAAACACGATCACATATACTATCTCAGGCCCCGCAATTGCTTCTGGAGCCACTGTGACGATTTCCCAAATAGGCGGCGCTGGCAACTTTGTCAGTAGTGGAGGTTCTTATCTCCCGTACACAACCAATGTGTCGGTAACGAACAATTCCACGGCAACGGCAACCCCTGTATACGTTCAGCACCGGGATGCCAACATGGCCGAACAAAGCGGGACAGGAACCACGATACGATCGGTGAGACTGGCGAACCCCGTCCTATCAGGTAATTGCCTTATCGTTGCCGCAACCTGGAGCGGAACAGCGACCAATACTATCTCCGACGACAAGAGCAATTCTTACGGATCGCCCACGATAACATATTACGATGCGACCAACACGCAGACACATGCCCTGTGGGTGAAACCGAATATCACCAACGGCCCACGCAAGATCACGGGAACCTTATCCGTGGCGTCAAACTGGACGGCGTTCAAGATCACGGAATTTTACAATGTAGCCTCAGCAAGTCCGGTAGATGCCTCGACATCTAACGTGGTGGCGGGAACGAGCCTAACTGCTGGTTCCATGACGCCATCACAAACAGGGGACCTTATCTACATGGTCGGTTGGCAGGATTCTGCGACAGCCTTGTCTCAGCGAATGACGGCGGGTACAGGTTTCAGCCTCGTACCCGGCAGCACAAATTCCTACGACGGTTCCTATGCTCAGTATCGCGTATACGCCTCTACGTCACCTATTAATCCGGCATGTACGGTGACTGGTGATCCCGAGAATTACATCAACATGGCCGTGGCCCTCAAAGCGGCATCGGCAGGGACGGCACCTGCGGCAGGGATTAGGGTGATAGCTATTCAAAGCATGTTCGTCGGCTCTGGTACGACGAGCAGCGTCACGCAATTTGTCACGAAGGGCAACTTGCAGATTCTTATGGCAACTGCTGGTGCCATATCAGGTATCGCTTCGACCGGGGCCAATACCGCCGCGTGGACATCAAGGGTAGCCGCCCAGGATGATGATGCTGGTCAGATGTATTACGCCTCAATCCTTGACTCGGCCAATACTACGGCAGGATCGAACGTGATCACCGTATCGCTGGATGCACAAAACAACCAGGACTACCTTCTGTTCGACGTGACAGGAGCGGCAACGGTACCATACGACAAGTCAAGCAAGTTGGAAAATCAGACTCAGGCATCGGGCACGACGTTCACCACATCGAGTGTCACGCCTGCAACTTCCAACGGCCTCGTGTTCAACGTGGTATCGGTAGGCGTCGGAACAGTGACTGATCCTACGAGTTCTTCATACTACGGGGTTTCGGCTACAGAGGACGATGGATACTTCGACCTCTCGCAAAGTGACGAGAATAACGGATGGGGAATTTATTATAACCCCAACACTTCAGCGGTTCAGTTTATCTGGAATGAACTTGATGGTCCGCTTGGCGCATGGTCTAGCGCAACGGCCGCATATAAGGCACCATGATGAAACGATACCTTTTCCTCCTCATGCTCCTTGCCCTGTTGCCGACGCCCTCTCATGCCACTACCCTGTGGTCCACTACCTATACCTGTGGATCTCCCGATTTCGTCTATGCGGGTGAGTATTTGCCGGGGATGTCCGGCAGCGGGGTATCAGACCCGTACTGCACTGATATGGCAGACTACGGGCAGAATTGGGGATGGGGAACCAGTAATGCCGGAGACAGCGCAAATTGTCCAGATTCAGGGGGCACCCACTACTCCACCATTACCGCCAGTGCAAGTAGGACTTCCGGAAGCAAAGGATCGAGACAATATCTTGGCGGTAGTGACGGCAACCAGTATAGCGAGGGTCCTGCAATTAACTTCCCGGCGACGGGTAACTTTAATTTCAGATGGTACGAGCGGTATGGTGCGGGTTTCTCTTTCAACAATGCAATCCATAAAGACATCTATTTCATGTACCAGGACGGGAATAACTCCTTCTGGATCATTCCCGAACCTCATGGAACGGAATATATCGTAGGAGTATCAAGCGATCCTAGCGAAGGTAATATCTCGACAACCCTTCCTCTCGCTACCGCTTTCGACGGCAACTGGCATTGCTACGAGTTGCACTGGGACTCAGGCAACGTCTCCATGTGGTTCGATGGGACGCAAGTCCTGAACCACAATTACGCATTCGGCTCACATACTATTTCGCACGCAACTATCGGTTCAAACAATGGGGAGATGCCGATAGGGAATCGTACCTGTATCCCGGTAGATTTTGATGACATCGCCATCAGCAATGGGACGTACATAGGACTGGCAGGAGGAGGAGGCGATACGACCCCGCCAACCGTGACGGCATTCACTATCCCCTCGACGTCCTCATCGCTCACAGTCTCGATCACTTCTTACACGGCGACCGATGATACAGCGGTCACGGGGTACTGCGTCAACGAATCTCCCTCGGCACCCACATCGGCGTCGTGCTCAGGATCTGGATGGGCGGGAACAGCGGAGACTTCGTACACCTTTGCATCTTCAGGGAGCAAGACGCTCTATGCGTGGGCGAAAGATGCTGCCGGGAATATTTCATCGTCCCGCAATGACAGCGTGACAATAAGTTTGCCATCGACAGTCGTATATCTGTCGATCAAGCGGTAGGAGGGCAGCAGAATGAGTGGAGGTGGATGGGGGGATTTTTCATGGCCGGGACCGGGTTCGCTTCCCGTTTCCACTCCGAGTCAACAGTCAACAGGATATGGTTCGACGCTCGCGGACCTCTTCCCTGAGTTTCAGGACCGGGTGCCTCCGGAGAAAGGCCCGATGATATTTGCGGCCTTGAACAGAGGCATTTCCATCATCAACAAGCGT